GTTCGAAATTGCGTGAACATGTTTGGTGAGTATGATGTGGGCATGGTGGTGACAAACCATAGCTACGCAAGCCAAGACATGTTTGATCCCGACGATAAGATCTCTGGAGGTCAGGGTTTCATTTATGCATCATCAATCGTGGTTGCAATGCAAAAGCGCAAGCTCAAGGAAGACGAAGACGGAAAGAAAGTAACCGACGTTCGTGGTATTCGCGCTGCTTGCAAGATCATGAAGACCAGGTACAACAAGCCCTTTGAAAATGTCGAGATCAAGATACCCTGGGATTCCGGAATGGACCCTTACAGCGGGCTGATTGACTTGTTTGAAAAGAAGGGTGCGCTTGTAAAGGACAGCACAAAGCTAAAATATGTTGACAGATCCGGCAAAGAACATAAGTATTTCAAGAATTCCATTCCTGATAGTCTTCTTGATTTGATTATGGAGGAATGGGACGAAACAAAACTATCGCCCGTACAGGAAGAAGCACCTGACGACACGGACGAACCAACAGGAGAGTAAAATGGAAATTTCTGATCGTACCCTTTTAGAAATCTGGGAACTATTCACGGATTACATTCCCCCGGGAAAAAAGAATGATGCAGCGGTAAAGTATCTACGTATTTTTACAGACCAAGATATTGAGCTGGAAGAGCTTGAGGATCTTCGTGAGGAGGACGAGCACATCGACTATGCATTGGACGAGCTTGCAAGCAGTTTGGACGATGGGTACGAAGACGAAGCCGAATACGAAGAAGAATAAAAGAACGTGCATAAGAAGATTTCTGCCCGTTTGAATAAATCGTGTCAAACGGGCAGAAATAACAAAAACGAGGAAAAATGTGGTACAATCGGATAGTGGAGAATCTTGCTGAAATACCATCTGCAATAGATTACTACAACAACGAGCTTGAGCTTTCACAAAGTGAGACTAAAATTATCGGTAATCTGGAAAAAAATTCACAAGAACTATCAGGAATAACATCACATAGATTTGGCCAATTGCAGGAAATTGAAGCCATCCTTAAACATCTAAATATTAAATATGACAAGATGCGCAGCGATCATTACAGGAAATACCTAGAAAGATATCAGCGCGAGCTCACGGATCGCAGCATTGAAAAATACATAGATGGCGAAGACGATATCGTCAACATGTCAATGATCATAAACGAAGTAGGATTAATACGTAACAAATATCTAGCCGTGATGAAAGGGCTGGACATAAAGGCATGGCAAATTGGCCATATCGTTAAATTGCGGGTAGTCGGATTAGAATCAGTAACCCTTGAAAATAATACCAGAATTAACTGATTTTATTTTTGAGCCTGCCCAGATGTAGGTTCAAATTAACAATTTTAGGGTCATCGTTAAAAAGGTAAAATTGAGTAGCACCATCGTGATACCACTTCCTACCTTTAACAGCACTTTTACCAAACATGGGATTCTTTTCTCCTGAACATTTCCCTTTATTTGCCATGCTCACCTTTTGTTTAGATTCGTCGCTGTGTGTTTTGCCAGTAAAATGATTGATGTAGTCCGGGATTAAATCAGTCATTTTCTTGCCTTTATTATAGGGTACCGACCCCTTTTTACTACTACTCATTTTCATCACTGTTTCGTCATTATCTTTGGTTTTTCCAGTATTCCATGCCGGTTTACCAGTTTTGACACCTTGTCTACTATTAGAAATTTTCTTTTTTATTTCGTCAGCACGTTCTTGACCAAAGATTTCTTCAAAAGATTTATTTTTGAGACGTGATCTACGACTATCTCTTTCTTTTTCAGAAATAATTCTTGTACCTGCTCCATCTCCACCATCTGTCATATTTGTCAAAATACCGGTCCCGACATCTTTTCGACCATAATATTTGATTAATCTGATTTCCTCTGAAATTGCGTCATGTTTATTATCGGTTATCAATACAATTTTTATACCTATCGCAAGGTTTCTTTTGTGTATTTGACGTATAGTAAAAATTTTATGAGGATTGGCTCCTATCTTAAATTCTGATTTATCTTGTAACGCTTCTGCTATGTGATGATATGGGCGAGTATCTTTTGAACTATATCCAACATAAAATGGTAAGTCCTTTATTGGATTCCACAACTCATATACTATATAATTAGACATATTAATCCTCCAATGCTTCAACACTATTTATCATATCAAATGTGGCGGGTATAGAAGATATTAAATAAATGGATAATCATGATCAAAACTGCTGAGATAATTATTATATCCACGAATGAAAAAAGGACACCGACGAAATGAAAATGGCTGAAATAATAATAGAATCGGAAGTTACCGTTAAGATAGAAGGTCTGGACCTGGTAACACGTCGGGCCTGTGTTAATGCGGTAAAATATTTTTTACCGCATGCTAGATATAGTCCTGCATACAAACTGGGTAGATGGGATGGTACAACAAGCTTTTGTACGCTTGGTGGTCGAACCTATCTGAATCTTCTTGATAAGATATTACCTGTGCTGGCAGCCGCAGGATACGAATTCAACATAAATGATCTAAGGGCTAATCATACGTTTGAGTTTGACGAAATTGATGAAAATTTCCTAAGCCACATAGTATGGCCGGCGGATCATAGGGCAGCCGGACAGCCCATACAGCTACGAGATTATCAAGCGCAGGCAATCAACGAATGTATCAACAACCTGCAGGGTGTGTCAGTGGCTCCTACGTCGGCAGGAAAAACGATCATCACTGCCAGCTTATCAAAGCTGGCAGAAAAATATGGCCGTACCATAGTTATCGTTCCAAACAAGAACCTTGTCTTGCAAACAGAAGAGGATTATAGGAATGTCGGCCTAGACGTTGGAGTGCTTTATGGAGATCGCAAGGAATATGATAGGACCCATACCATATGTACGTGGCAAAGCCTCAACGTACTTGACAAAAAGAACAAGGACGCGCTGGATGATGAACAACTAACAGTGTTCCTGGATAATCTAGTGGCAGTGGTATGCGATGAATGTTTTAATGGTGATATGCGTGTTTTAACACCTACCGGATATATTCCAATAAAGGATATATCGTCTGGGCAACAGGTTATCAACTATTCTGAGAAGTTACAACAATTCAAAGTTGACACTGTAATAAAACAACATTGCAATCTAACCGATTCAACAAATGAAAAGATGTATGAATTAGAATTTGATAATCATTCAAAAATACAGGTTACTGGTAATCATAAGTTTTTAACCACCATCGGGTGGTGCCGAGCCGATGAAATAACTGTTGATCACGACATCATCAACTATTAACATAAATACATACAGTCAAAGACATATAGGTATTTTATGGCAACGTATGAAAATATAATAACGCGATTCAATAGTATTTTAGAAAATTATAATCAAAATCTAAGAATAGATGACTATAATAGATCATTAATTAAGTTGTCGAATGGGGTAATAATAACGGGAAAAAATAAAAATGTATTTAGGCTTAGATTGTCCAACACACGTACTAGTATATGGATTGAAAACTTTGATAAATTGTTTTGTGGTGAAATAACAGAATATGATATAAAACATCAGTTGGCAATAAATCGAGGAAAAAAATCATGGAATATGAACAGTGAGACTATACGGAAAAATTTAAACACCGGCATACCCTGGAGTAAAGGAAAACCTGGTACATTTACAGGTAAAAAACATTCAACGGAGACCAAACATAAAATAGGACAACAGAATTCTGGCAAAAATAACGGAATGTATGGACGACTACACTCTGACGAGGAGAAGTGCCATCTGTCCAAAACAATAACAAATTTAATATTAACTGGAAAATTTACACCAAAATCTAGTAATCGATTTGGTCGATGGAATTCAACATTTGATGGTAAAAAATACAGATCTAGCTGGGAAGCATTATACCATTATCATAATCAACAATCTGAATACGAACAACTTCGTTTAATGTACATGTTAGATGGTAAGAATTATGTGTACATCGTTGATTTTATTGATCATGTTGATAAACTTGTAGTTGAGGTCAAACCTTACAACTTGTTAAATGGCACTAAATGGGAAGCAAAATATACTGTCCTTAAAGACTGGGCAAAACAACACGATTATAAAATATTGCTAATTGATCAACAATGGCTAACGTCTAATGTACCATTGCCAGATCTAGCTAGATTTGATTCTGAAACTGCAAGAAAGATAGGATACCTATATGAAACTGCTAAGTCGCCGAGAAATCAGTAAACCTGATCAAGTTTACAACCTACATGTACAGGATGATCACAATTATATAGTAGAACGGGCCGTGGTGTCTAACTGTCATAGTGTGAAAAACATGAACGTCTTGCATGGTTTGCTTACAACTACGTTTGCCAACATACCCATTCGATGGGGATTAACCGGTACGATACCGGAAGAAGAATACGATCAAGCAAGCCTTTATAGCGCAATTGGGCCGATAATTGGCCGGCTTACCGCCAAGGAGCTACAGGATGAGGGACATTTAGCCCAGTGCCATATCAACATCTTGCATACCCAGGAGTCTGTTGTATACAACAACTATCAGGAAGAATTGAAGTTTTTGGTTACCAATAAGACCCGAATACAATGG